TTAATACAAAAGGCCACGACATCTTTAGAAGATGGTATGTAGATGGTAGAATTTATTATCACAAAATTATAGATAGAAATTCACCTGTAAAAGGTATTACAGAATTAAAATATATTGATCCTCGTAAAGTTAAAAAAATTAGAGAGATCAGAAAGAAAAGACCAGACGGACCTGTGCCACACGGCCTTTCAGTTGTAGATGAGTATGTTGAATACTTTGTTTATAATGAAAAAGGTGTTTCTGGTTCAACTTCAGGTGCTGGTATTAAAATAGCACCAGACACAATTGCTTTTTGTCCTTCAGGATTAATTGACCAAAACAAAAATATGGTATTGTCTTACTTACATAAGGCAATTAAACCTGTTAATCAGTTAAGAATGATTGAAGACGCTACTGTTATTTACAGAATAGCAAGAGCACCAGAAAGAAGAATATTTAAGATTGACGTTGGTAATTTACCAAAAGTAAAAGCTGAACAATATCTACGTGATGTAATGGCAAGATATAGAAACAAACTTGTTTATGACGCTTCTACAGGTGAGATTAGAGATGACAGAAACTATATGTCAATGTTAGAAGATTTTTGGTTACCGAGTAGAGAGGGTGGTAGAGGTACAGATATTACTACACTACCTGGCGGACAAAATCTTGGAGAGATTGCTGATATAGAATACTTTAGAGCAAAACTTTATAGAAGTTTAAATGTCCCGGCAAGTAGATTAGAGGCAAATCAAGGATTTAATTTAGGTAGAGCTTCAGAAATTACTAGAGATGAATTGAAGTTTACTAAATTTGTTCAAAGATTAAGAAAGAAATTTACTGAACTTTTTAACGATTTATTAAGAACACAATTGATCTTAAAAGGTATCATAAATGAAGACGATTGGTATACAGTAAGAGATAGTGTACAATATGATTTCTTACAAGACGGCCATTTCGCTGAATTAAAACAAACAGAAATGTTAAGAGAAAGATTAGCATTGGCCAATGAAATGAGAGATTACATTGGTAAATTCTTTTCTGTTCAGTATGTTAGAAAAAATGTACTTAAACAAAACGAAAGAGAAATTGAGGATATGGATAAACAAATCAAAAAAGAAATTGATGATGGCATTATTGCTAGTCCAACTGCTCAATCAACCGACACAGATTTATAAGGAGTAAATTATGACAGATGTAAATGACAATACAAAAAACTTTATTGACCAACTATCAAACGGTAATAACGCTGATGCTGGTGAAGCTTTTAAAGACGCTTTAAGAGATAAAGTAGCTAGTGCTTTAGATAACGCTAGAAAAGATATAGCAAGTAATATGTTCAATGGAAATGTTGAGGCCGCTGACCACAGCGACCCTAAACCTGTAGTTGCTGATCCAGGAACTTTTAATCCTGACGGTTCAATTTCGCCTACTACAACAGCTGGTCAAGCTGCTGATGGTGAGGCTCAAATAAATTTATCACAAGGTGTTGAAGATGCAGGTGAGCCAAATAGTTAGAGAAAATTTAGAAATAGATTCTCAATCATTTAAGGATTTAAGCCCTTTAATGAAAGAAGCTGTAAGTGACGTTTTTAAATTAATAGAAAAAGAAACTGGTGATATTATAACTAGATTTGAAAATGCTGTTGATAAAGTAGCAAAATTTCATAATATAAATTCAGAAAAATTTAATGATTATTTTGATAAAGAAATATTAGAACAATTAGGAGAAAAATAAAATGGCAACAGTTATCGCTAAAGGAGAGTTTATAAACAATCCAAATGCAAATAATATTGGTAATGCTCAATTTGTACATTGTGTTGCTACAGGAGCTACTCAATCAGTTGTTGTAAAAAATGCCTCTGGTACAACACTAGGAAACATTTACTTACACGCAGCTGGAGATTCAATTATTATTGAAAAAGCACCGACTGATACAATTACAATTGTTGACGGTCACGCTAGCGCTGTAGGTTCACCAAGAAGCTAATTATGACCATATCTACTACCAAGTTAGTTGATGATAATGATAAAATTATTGTTAATGCTAATGGTGTAGGTAGTGAAACAGATCAAACACTTGTTGATGTTGTAAATTCAAACAACGCCTCAAGTGAACCAAAGGTTTCAATTGCTAATGTACAATACGAAGTAATTGGCACAGGAGATGTAACTGTATTTTTTAAAGGTGATACATCAAAAAAAATTATAATAAATGGTAGAGGTAATTATGGCCTTAAACCAAGTGAAGAAAGAATTAAAGACGCTATAGGAGATATTTTATTAACAAGTGACTCTAATGTTACAAAATATAATATCGTTATAGAGGCACAAAAGGAATCGGGTTATACAAATGGCTGATACAGTAACAACACAAACAATCGCTGACACATCTGGTGTTAAGTTTGTAACTAAACTAACAAACATATCAGATGGTACAGGTGAAACTTTAGTCAGAAAAGTTGACGCTTCTGAACTCACTTTTATGACCGAAGATGGTAATAGAAAGATTAGTAAAATTTGGTTTTCAATTAACACAGCAAACTCAAAATCGGCCGTTGAATTAATATGGGCTGGTGCTACAAATGCTACTGCTATGTTATTGTCAGGACAAGGTTATTTTGACTTTAGACCTGCTGGTGATGAAATACCAAACAATGCTACAACACCAACTGGTGATGTATTATTATCAACTAAAAACTTTGCTAACGGTGATAATTACACAATAATTGTAGAGTTTAGATAAAAAAGTTTATAAATATATACATAAGAGAGAGAATTTATGAAACTTATTTCCGAAGAAGTACAAAACGCCGAATATCTTGTAGAAGAAAAAAACGGCAAAAAAGAATACAAGATAAGAGGTGTATTCTTACAATCTGAAATTAAAAATAGAAATGGAAGAGTCTATCCAACTGAAGTGTTGGTTAGAGAAGTGAACAGATATACAAAAGAATTTATCAATAAAAACAGAGCCTTTGGTGAGTTGGGACATCCAGATGGACCAACAGTTAATTTAGAAAGAGTTTGTCATATGGTTAAGTCTTTGAAACAAGACGGCAAAGATTTTATTGGTGAAGCAAAAATTATGGACACACCATACGGAAAGATCGTAAAAGGTCTTATTGACGAGGGTGCTCAATTAGGAGTATCTAGTCGAGGTATGGGGTCTTTAATACAAAGAAACGGTGTAAACTATGTAAAAGATGATTTTTACTTAGCTACGGCCGCTGATATTGTGGCAGATCCATCTGCTCCGGATGCTTTCGTTGAAGGCATTATGGAAAGCAAAGAGTGGGTTTGGGACAATGGTGTACTCAAGGAAAAAGACATAGAATCTTGGAAAAATCAAGTCCGTACCGCTAGACAGCGTTCATTAGAAGAAGCTAAATTAAAAGTCTTCGAATCGTTTCTTAAAAAGCTATAGTTTTATAAATATATACTACAAAGAAAATTTATAAACGTTTATAAAGAAAAAAGGAGATTTTCAATGGCCGAAACAGAAAAAAAACTTGAGGCGATGGAACAAGAAGCAGTGGTAGAGGCTAACGCCGCTAATCCACAAGCTGATGCTCCAAAAAAGAATGCTGTAGCGGCTGAACCTTCTCATCTGAAAAATGATGCTGAAGATTTAGGTGCAGCTGTTGTAAAACCAACAGACAGTAATCCTGACGCCACAAAGAAAATGAAACAAGTTTCTGGAGATCCTCAACAAAAAGCACAAGGTTCAGCTGACGCTATGCCTAAGCTTAAAGAGGAAGAAGAAGCTGATTCGGATGAGAAAAAATCTGAAGTTAAAGAAGGCGAAATGCCAAAAGCAGCGCTAGACGCTCTTAAAAAATCGCAAGATAAAAAAGAGATGTCACACGAAGACGAAAAGAAAAAAGATATGAAAGAAGAGTCTGAAGAAGACACTATTGACGTATCTGCTGACGTTGAAGCTTTAACTAAAGACGAAGACTTATCTGAAGACTTTAAAGCAAAAGCATCTACAATTTTTGAAGCAGCTCTGAAATCAAAAGTTTCAGAAATGAAGAAAAAAATGAATGCTAGCTATGAAGAAAAATTAAAAGAAGAAACTGAAGCTCAGAAAGCTGAACTTACTGAAAAAGTTGATTCATACTTGAACTACGTTGTAGAACAATGGATGAAAGAAAACTCTATTGCTATCGAAAGAGGCATTAAAGGTGAGATCGCTGAAGACTTTATTTCTGGCTTAAAGAAATTGTTTGAAGATCACTACATTGATGTTCCAGATGAGAAGTACAATGTATTAGAAGATCAAGCAAGCAAAATTGAAGAGCTTGAAAAGAAACTTAACGAACAAGTAGAAAAGAATGTTGAACTTAACAAAGCAAACGGTGAAATGAAAAGACAAGACATCATTGATGAAATGTCTAACGATTTAGCTGATACTGCTAAGGAGAAATTCAACAAACTTGCTGAAGAAGTTGAGTATTCTA